GGGGGGGAATGCAAAGTCGCAAGGACAAAAAAAGCCTGCAAAAAGCAGGCTCAAAATTGTTTTTATTTATGTTTTACCATATAGGACATGTTCCTTGAGAACATAAAATTTCGGTAATTACAGAATTTACTTTAGAATATTCATTGTTAAATACATGTGATTTTCCCTCATTTAGTGGTTTTATCCATGAATCTGGATTTGATGGGGTTGATACAAAATCCCAACATAGTAACTCAAAATCATCCTGTACCTCCAATACACCATCTTTTTCTTGAAGTGAACCCATACCACGAGATGAAACTCCAACTGTAATTCCACTTTCAATAAGTGCTTTTAAAATGTTACCTGATGGGGTAGGTAGGATTTCTATTTTACCCATTACTTTATCTCCATTCCACCATAGTTCTGCGATATTATGCGATACATTTTTTAGGTTAATGATGGATGACTCAGGGTGGTCTAACTCACCTAATGCGCGTTTTTCTCGAACGGAGCCCATGTATTTATTTATTTCCCGTTCCCATAGATCTTTAGAGTAATACCTACCATTACCGTTTTTAATTTCGGCTGTAGCTAAAATTCCTTCCACTAATGGATTTCCTCTTCCAGAAACCTTCCCTTCAACTAGTGAGATGGGAGAGGTTTGAAAAAGATTAGTTTCTATTAATACTTGTTTGCTCATGTTTTAAATTTCTTAGTAATCAGAATCCATATCAAAATACATTTGTTCTGGATTTTCATCTAGTTCATCCATTTCATCAATTACTTCTTTAGATTTATCTTTACCTTTGCCAGCTAATTTTTCTAGTTTAGTTTTTGCTTTTTCTAAAGCTTTAATATCTTTTTGGATTTCTTTAACTTTTTTATCATCAGTTAAAGCTTTCATATCCTCATCCTCATCTAATTTTGAGATTTGAGATTGTTTTTTATCAATTAATGCTTGTACTTTTTCTAATTTAGAAGCAATGATTTCACGTTCTGCTTCTTTATTAATTTGAGCCAAATCTTTTTCAACACTTTCCATTAAAGATTCCATAGTATCTTCTTTACTTTTTTGTCTAGGTAGATTAATTTTAAGTCCGTTATCTGTTTTATCTAAAGAAAAACCAGTTTCAAATTTATCTCCTAATGATGTTGGGTCAGATGGGAAATTAACTTTATGATATAAAGCAGTTTTTCCTTCTCCTGTTGGATATGATATAGGCTTAGTTTCAGAATATTTTTTAATTAGTGCTCTAATCATTGACCAATCTTTATCTGTTATATCTCCTTGCATTTTTTGAAGAGTATTTTTAGCTACTTCAGTTTCTCTTGTAGTTCTACCTCGAGTAATACCTTTTAAAGCTATATCTAAAAAATCAGAAATAAATAAAGAAGGAATACCTTCTTTAGAAGTAGCAATCTTAATATGAGGAATTTTTATTGATTCATTATAAGATGGAGCATTAGGTCCTGGGTTTGATAGGTCTAGTCTTTTAATAATATTTGTTGATAAAGTTATATCAGAAGGAATATTTCGTCTTCCACCACCACCTTTTACAGGGTTGATTTTGATTATTTCTTTAATTTCCTCATCAATCATCTCACGAATTACTTTACGTAATTTAGATTCTGATTCATTAACGGGTTGCTGATTTTCATTTAAATCACCGTATCCAGATGCTTTGTATTCACCTATAGCTTCTTTTGGCTCACCCAAACCTGGGTGATCAACTGAATAACCTAAATCTTTAACTCCAAATTGTCCTTCTTTAGTGTAGTGAATAGAGTCTTTTGCTAAGTTTTTAAATACGATATCTTTTAACTCTTGCATTGTTTTTTCAGAGTTTTTAGGATCTTTCATTTCAGCATAGTAACCCATCATGATTTGATCAAAAATCATATTGTCTGGGGTTTTCTCATCTGTGTTATCAAAGTTTTTATCTGCATCTTCTTTAACTTTTTTAGATGGTTTTTTCTCTATAGCTTTTACTTTCTCATCCTCATTTTCTTTTTTCTTAGCTTCAGATAAAAATGCCTCAAAAGCAATCTCATATGATTCTTTTTTATTAGTAGAGAATGGATTATTAATTGGTTCTAAACTAACAATTCCTTCATTAATTACTCCACGTTGTTTTAGAATAGTTTCAGCCTCAGAAAATGAAGCAGCTGTACGAACGTAGTTTGGGAATTGACGTTTAGCTTCAGTTAAGAACATACCTTTATGTCCTTTACCTCCTTTAATTAGTTGATATTGATCGTTTAGTGTTTTCATTTATTGTTCTGCTTTTAATAAAGTTTTTATATCTTTTAAATAATCTAAAATTAGATCGGTTGGTGTTAATACCTCAAATGAACCAGGGTACTCAGAATAGAATTCTGCTGTATAATTCTTAGCGTTTGATAAAAGAGGTAGTAGGGAATTTAATTCGTTTTCAACAGTTTCAAATGCTTTGATACGCTCGTTTTGAAAATCAGAATATTCATTCAACATTTCATCCTCAAACAATTGTTTTACCTCTAAGCCAGATCCTTTAATTTTATCTGGGACTGGTTTAAATCCGAGTTTGTAATAGTATGGGTTTTTTAATCCTTTTTCGTTGGTACCTTTCTTGAATGAGTATTTTGAAGCATATTGAGCTCCCTCACCCGCAGAAAATGAAGCACCTCCACCACCAGTGGATGATTGTTCCTTTAATTTTTTGAAGGTATCTTGGATAATATTTTTAACTTTATCACGCATTTGCTGTCTCTAATTCAGTTAATAAATCACAATATTGTAACAAATTAACTAAATCATTATCTGTTACTTTTGCGTTTTTGTCTAATGGTTTAATCAAAGATACAACCTCGTTTATTTTAATCTTAGTAACAGGATCTGTTGTTTTTTTATTTAAAACTATTAGATCTTTTTTTATTTCATTTGATTTACTACTGTAAAATTCTTTCAAACGTGGAGTATTATCAATTGAGTTGATTAATTCTTTTAATATTGATTTTTGATGATTATTTAATTCATCATATTTTCCATTGAATTTCTCTAAAATTATACGATATGTAAGTGAGCGAGTATCTTTATCTGAGTTTTTATAATCCTCTAATACTGTGTCTCTTACTTGTTTTTCAGTGATAGTTGCAGCAGTTAGATGTTCTAATATAGTTACCTTATTGTTAATAATAACAGTAGGGTTAAAATCTGCATCCATTGAATATGCTTCTAAAAGAGTATAGAATGCTGCTTGAATTTTATAATTAGGGAGACGGTGGTTAAAAAATTCATTTAGATTATAATGAGTTTGAATATCACTAATTAAATTGTATTTTTGTTTTTTAACTGCTCTTCTATTAATATTTTTAGATGATTCTAAAAGTGTATCAACAACCATATTAGCTTTACCTTCGGTAAGACTAGTTTTGGTTAATAAAGTTTCGTATAATTTATATTCTTTCCCTAATTCTGTTTTAACAAAATATTTTTTAAGTAATTCCTTAACCGGGGAATCTTTCCCGTCCAGGGTATCAGCTGTAATTTGTCTAACTAACAATTCAAAAAGAATACCAGTATTTTTATACTTCGAATGTTTAATCTTCATTCTATTGTAATATTTGTTTATTTATAAATATATGAAAGGTTATTACTCGCGTATTTGATTTTCATCTAAGAGCGATTCTTTTTTCTTATCTACCTCAAACACAAGTTGTTTTCGATTAATCGGGATTTTACTAAGCATATCCTGTTGTGTTGGTGATAAAGAACGGTTTTCTAAAGCAAGTGGAGATCCACCTTTATATTGTGGTTTAATTGAATCTGATGAGTCATCATCTTTTCTAACACCTTTAGCACCAAGTCTATCTTTTCCAAATGGAGAATCTTGAGTATTTCTATTTGATACTTTTTCCTCAGGACGTCCTAATTTCAAATCATCACCATATCCTGCTGGTACTGCTTCTGGGTCAGAATACATTCTTCCTTTACCATATAAACTAGCTAAATCATGTGGTGTACCATATGATTGACCTGTTTCTACTGGGTCATTTCCTTCTGATTCGATTTGAGTTAATCTGAATTTACGTTTAGTGTCTTCTCTAATTAAATCTCTATATTCATCATATTGATCCTCACTCAAATGGAATATATTTTCATAGATCCAATCTGTAGGTAACAATTGATTGTCCATGATAGAGGCAGCTAATTCAACTTTTTCTTTCATCAATTGTATTCTTTCTTGATCATAAATGATAGAAGGAGTAGTTAATGATAATTCAAAATTTGTTAAGCTTTCTGCTGTATATCCTTGTGTATATAAGTGAACTAAAGCAATTTTATTTAATTCAGATAATATAATACGTTGAATTCTATCAATTGTACGAGCAAATCTAATATCTTCAGCAGCCAATGTAGCTTTACCTGTTAAATCTTTTTCGTATCCTAAGAACGCTTTTGGAACTTTAAGAGCAGCAAATAATTTGTCTCTTAAGTACTCAACATCGGCAATACCATCCCACTGTAAACCAGCTAAATTATCTATTTTAGTTGATTGATCATTTCCTCTTACAGGAATGTAAAAATCCTCTAATAAATTTTGCATGTTGTACTTCAAGTTATAATCACCTGTATTTTGATCAATATATGGAGTACGTTTCATTTTAGAGATAGTTTTCTGCATGAAATTTTCTACCTCAGTTGGAGCAATATTACCAACATTAACATAAAATATACGTTTTTCTGGTGCACGTACAATTCTATGGATCAACATTGCATCCTCTATTAACGTATATTGCTTAAACAATTTACGAGCTGGTTCGATATATGATCTACCATATGGTAAAAAGTTAGTATCAGTCAATAATCTAAAGTGAGCCATCTCATAATTATCGAATATAATAGAGGTACCTTGTTGAGCTGAATTAGGTACATCATAATATCCATAACTTGAGGCTGATACTCCATCTGGGTCAAATCTAAATCTTACTGAAGCTGGGTTTTCTCTATCGTATCCTTCTTGTCTTTCAATATGGAATGCAGTGTAAGGAATAACATTATATACACCATATTTTTCAGCAATCTCTAGTTTAAGGAAAAAGTCACCATATTTACACATGTTTCTAATCCATGGCCATAGATTAAATTCTATGTTTAACACATCGTAAAATAAATTGTAAAGTATTTTTTGAACATCCTCATCAGAACTACGGATTTGTAAAACTTCTCCCATATCGTTCTTTAAAGTAGATTCATCTGCTATAATATCCAACGCAGAAGCAATAATAGCATCAGTATCCATTGCATCATACTCCGAATAAAGTGTAGGGCGAAGAGTTTGGTAATTAAAGCTATTCTGGTAACCATATAATGAGGTAGCTGAATTGGTGTAAATTCTGTTAAATCTATCTACTAGGGAATTATTTTGTAATTCTCCAGATTGTTGGATTTGGTTAACATCCATAACTTGGAGTTGGGTACCACCCTGGTTACGAATTATAACATCTGTTGAAAATAATCTTTTTAATCTAGAGAATAAATCTTTTTGAGCCATTTGTTTTTTTATTGTAATATACTAATAAATATTGGAAGAGACAACGAATTATCTAAAGTAACCACCTTAAATCCTCATTTCCATCAGAATATGGATTATCCATTTTCCATGGATTATTATCTTGTTGGGTTGATGAATAACCTCCTGAAAAATTATGCTTAGCTGTTGACATACTCTGCAGCATACTTTTAGTTAAGTCAATACCATGTTGTTTGAGTTTGAATGTTGTATCGCGCATAAATTGGCCGATAGCAAACGGAATAACCAAGTCATCATTATAACCTGTTTGTGCTTCTGCTCTACCGTTTTTCCAAACAAATACTTTCATTTCCTCTAACAATCGTTTTGATAGAATAGTTACACCTTTATCTGAAAGTGCCTCTTGAAATTTACCTATACAAAGTGGTCTAGTTCTGGAGGTCATTGAGAATCCAGCAACCATATTTGTTGTATCCATGAATTCATTAAAGTATGTATCTGCTTTTAGTTCACCTCCTTTTGGTGAATAATATAAATTTGGATAACCTCTTTCAATTAATGTTTGAAGTGTAGCCCATCCAATATTTGCATTTTCAACAATCAACAATGCATTGTTATATTCAGTTGAAATACCAAAAAGTAAATGTCCAAATTCTTTAGTGCCTATTTGTCCTTTATATTCACCAACTTGTGTATTAGTTTCAATATCTATAACATGAAACCCTGAGTAATCTTTTCCATCTCCACGGGCAACATCTGCTATAACCATATATGAGCGAGAATAATCTGCTGGTTCCCATATCCATAAATTTCTATCTGCTCCTCTACGTTCTAAAGGATCTCTAACATATGTTTTTTCATAGAACTCTAAGAATTCTGAATAGAATACTAAATCACCAGATGTAGAAAAATCACAATCACATTCTTGTGCTGCTAATCTAGGATCACCTAGTAATTCATCTTGTCTGTCTCTCCATGATTGATCTCGTTCAGGATGGACAGTCCAAGGTAATCGAATAGGTAAAAATTGATTTTCTTGCTGTTCTGCTTTAACCCATGTTTTGTGAAACCAGTTACCTGTACCATAAGGTGTAGATAAAACGATTGCTCCCCCTCCAGTTGCTAGAGTTTGTTGTGCTGATGCCCACGTTTCAGATACATTTTCGATAAAAGCAGCCTCATCTATTATTAGCAAAGATACTGCTTCTGAACGTGCTGCATCTGCATTAGAAGATTTGGCTTGTATTTTTGATCCGTTTTTTAATCTAAGAGATAATTTGTTATTTTCAACATCCTCTACTTTAAGCCATGATGGAAGATTTTCCCACATGAATTGTACTTTAGTAACTAAGTTACGTGCTGTTGCCTGAGTAGTAGCAAGTGCTAATATATTCCTATCTTCATGGAATAACATTAACCATAAAGCAAATCCACCAGCTAAAGTAGATATACCTAACTGTCTGGATTTTAAAATTATAGAATATGGATTGTCTCTCCATAATTGGAGTACTTTTTCTTGAAATGGATATAGGTGGAATTGGATTTTTCCACGTTGTGGATGTTGAATAAAACAATATTTTTTCATAAAATGTGCTGGGTCTTGAGCACATTTAATATATTCTTGGCGGAGTATCTGTTTTATATCAGTGTTACTCATATGTTATTTTTTAAGTTTAATGTTATTGGTTATTCCAATAGTATCATTTAAACATTCGCTATATACTTTAGCTGTATAGTGTGGTTTAAATTTTAATAATCCCCACAAATATTTTTTATCCCAATCTTTATATAGGAATGTTGTTAGATTGTCTTTAAATTCTTTATTAGTAAATGAGATGGAGTCTTTCTTAATATAACCAGATAAACTATAACATTTTTCATTTAACATAAAATATGATTTCTCAGATATACTATCTTTTTTCAATATAGTACTAGTTAAAACAGAATCTCTAAATCTGTATCTAGTGTCTATAATATTGGTGATAAATTTGGTTTTGATGTTTAATTCTTTAGCCAATGAATCATACTTTGGATAAAGTTTTTTAAGTTCATTTACTGTAATTTCTTGTTGTCTACTCCTATCTTCTATAAGAGCGATCATATTGTTGTTGTATCGTTTACGTTCTGATTTTTCGTTTTGATATAATTTAAATAACCCGTACAGAGCTATTAAACATATTGTTAGCGCTGCTAGTAATATAAGAACTATTTTTATTTTCATGACTTTGTTTTTGAATAAAGATGTCTGCTCTATTATTAAAGCAGACATCAATTATATTAGGTTAGGTTAGATTACAATTTACCTTGTTGAATATCTTTATATTTTTTAACAATATTTTGTTTAGTTTTTAGATATGCTGTAGCGGCTTGAGCTCCTTTTTCGGTTTTCATTTTTTTATAAGCACTTATAACATCCCTATATTGTTTTATTATTTCATCGTTTTTTCTAGCTTTTTGTTCTGTACCTTTATCTTCAGTTGATTTGTCTTCTGCTGGCTCATCTGGGGTAGAATCTTTTGGTTTAGAACCCATTGGTTTAGAATCCATTGGTTTACGTTTACGTACTCCTGGTTCTTTAGGTTCTGCTTTTGGTTTGTTTGGATCAGCTTTAGGTCCTCTTGGTTTATCAGCTTTAGTTAAAAGAGGAGTAAAATCTATCAATTCATCACCTGTTTTTTTATCTGTAAATGCTTCACCTTCTGGTCTGTTTAAGAATTTACGAATCTCTTGGTTATTAAAAGTAGCTGAGTCGACTCCATATTCTTTACTTAAAGCATTAGTATCAACTGTACCTTCATCTTCTAGTTTTTGAAGTAATATGTTAAGTGCTTTACTTTTAGAAACTCCTTTTTCTCTAAATGTATCTAAGGTTGATTGAAAACCTGCCATATCTTCTACAGAATAAATAGGTGCTTCATTCAATGTATCTTCTTCAAGTTCAATTTCAGATACTTTTTTATATTTTCTTAAAAAATCAGGAGATTTTTCTGTTGAATCATCTGGGTCCAAAGTTAGAGGGAGGCCTTTTTTAGTATCGGTGGATGGATTTTTCAATGTGAAAATTCCACCTTCATTTAATGCACCAGCAATTTCTTCACGTATGATTTCAAGTAAACGAGATTTTTTCATTTTATGTTTTGTTTATAAATATTATGAGAATACTACCTGTTTAATTTTTTTAATTCTTTCTTCGATAGTTCCAGATATTCTACAAAAGTTTTTAAATTTTCTACCATGTATAATAAATATCTTTTGTATTTCTTTATCAATATCTGTTCTATATTCTGGGTTAATTGTTCGAACTCCGTTATCTTCTATTTCAACACCATCAGGTGATATATAAAATATATAATCATAATCAAATAATGAATGAGATGCTAACTGTTCAAATTCTTTTTTAACATCATATCTAATAGAATCAGCTAAATTAGTAAACGCGATTACATCCACTATTGTGCGATCTGTTATAATATTTTCACACATTAACTCACTAACACGTTCTGCTAAAAATACTATTTGACCTTTAATAGTAGAATCTGTGTTTAATGGAATACCTAAATCTCTCAAATATTTTGAGCGTTCAGTAGCAAATGTATAGTCTTTAAACTCTGGAAGTTCTTGGAGTGCTTTAACTAATGTAGTTTTGCCAACTGATACCGTGCCTGCAAATCCTATTTTCATATTAAAATCTTGCTTTTCCTACACTTGATTTATACCATGGTAATCCATCACCATCTCTTTTAGCTGATTTCCATTCAGCCTCTGTTAATTTTAACCCATTGATATAGTATTCTCTACGTTTCATATCTCCCTCAGGAATATATGCTGGTCCTTCTAAATTATGCATTTTACCATCTAAATAGTAAACGATAGTTTTATCTGGTGTTGTAAGCTTTTTTGTTTGAGTATTTGACATAACTTTTTATTTTATTTATTTGAATATACTAAAAATATTTATATGAGCCAAATTTATTGAATTTCATTAATATAAGAAATAAATTCAAGAATAGTTTGTTTATGTTGAGGAGAATTCCCAGCTGTTTCTTTTAACATATTATGTAAATCATGTTCTCCTTCTTCTAAAACAGAAGTAATAGGTTTTAAAATAGATTCTACCATTTCATGTTCTCCATCATCACCATAATCATGGATATCATTTAGGTAAAGATTAATATATTCTGTTAATTTATCTTTTGAAACTTTCATATATATATTGTTTAATTCTTTTAAATACTTCTCGTAATTTAGTTAATTGACTATTTAACCATTTTAATCGTTCACCAAATCTTTTACCACCCATTGGGGTTTCAATGTTAGATTCAGGGATATATTTAAGTAATGGTTTAATATATTCATTTCCTGCTAAAAATATAAATTGATTTTTATTAGGATCTATACCACGTTGTTTCATTTCTCTATAAACTTCTGCTCCCCATTTTTCTTTTTCTTCTTTATTAAAATCTTTCAAAGTTAGATCATATGGTTTTAGTTTTTGATTTAAATCAACTAAATAATGCTTAGCAGATAATATATACATTTTATCTGGTTTAAGGGTTTTACCATATTCTAATGTTTTTTGGAACATTGGGGAAGCAGAGTATAATTCTTGAGCAGGAGCTTCATATGGAGTTTTAGATTTTGTGCAACTTAAAAGTACTATTTTGGCCATTTATTTTTTAATTTTTAGAATGATATTTAAAATTACCAGTTTTAATACGATTTAATATATCAAATTGCCTAGGAGTTGCTAGATTATTTTGTTTTTTAATAGAATCTAATATTTTTTGAAGATATATTCTTTGGGATGAAGATATATTATTACTCTTATCCAGGATTTGTTGGTAATAATTTAGATTTTTTACTTCTAAGTTACCTTCTAGTAAATCTATTAATTTAATCATATTTTATTATAAATATTATAATAATGATTCAGCTACATAAATTGCTTGAGCTCCTGATACTGTAATCCCACGTGCACTTAAAGCATCACCCACAAAATATACATTTGGATAATCTATAAGACTAAGATTTTCATAATTTACTTTAACCTCAGGTGAAAGATATTTTACCTCTGGTATATAGATTCCCCAATCATTTCCTAATGTTGGAAATACTTTTTTCATGTCTTGGATAAAATCCATAACATATTTAAAATAACCCTCCATTACTGGTTCTACAGCATGGATTAGAGTATCTAAACTAATATGAGTTGCATCTACATCATTTCCTTCAGATGTAGTTGATGGAGTACGAGATGGGCTATAATATAAACCAGTTCCATATGCTTGCAATCTTGAAACTACATTACGTGACCAAGTAAATGGATCCTCAATACCATTGATTTCCATCAAGATACCAAAGTTAGTCATATTATTTCTATATGCTTCGTCTTTCTTAGCATGTCCATTATATGAATGGTTACCATATGTTTCTTCTACAGCAACATAAGCAGCATTATTGTTTGTACAGAATGAACGTAATGACACTCCTTCATCATCAAATTTTCTATATAACTTAAAGTCATATGAAATATCAATTAGTTTTTGAAAGTGTTCTTGTGGTGCCTCAAATCGAACTCCAATCTGTACTGATTTAGGTTCATCTGGTAATTTATAGTCTTGGGCTAATTGTTGAGCAAAGTCAATGCCTGATTTACCCACTGCAAATATAAGTTCATCATAGTGTTCACTAGAGTATGGTTCTTTTCTTTTATCTCCTATAGTAATTTTATTTCTAGTAAAATCAATGTGAGTTACTTTTTGTTCCCATTTAAATTGTACACCTTTAGATACTAAATAATCATACCAATTTTTAGCAATTTCAGATAAATAATCTGTCCCTACATGCCATACAGGAAATAAACGTAAACCAAAATATGGTTTGATGAATTCAGGTTCCTCATGTGGATCAGAACATTGTACTTCCTCTGGTTTAGGGTGGAAACGTTTAAAGTTGGTGATTACTTGATCCATCAATTCCATTGCTTTTTCCTCACCTGTGTATTTAGATAATTGTCCTCCAATTGCTGTATGGTAAGTTAATTTTCCATCACTCCATCCTCCAGCTCCTAGCATACCTGTCATTACCTCCTCAGGTAAACGATTATATGGGTCTTTACCCATATCAATTATGGTAATAAGTTCGCCAGGATAACCATTATCTACTAATTTAGTAGCTGCGTTTACACCTGCTACTCCTGCTCCTACTATTACTATTTTTTTGTCCATAATAAATTTTAAATTACTTTTAAATATAATTAAGAAAGGCCCAATCGTAAGATTGGACCACAGATCCATTTTTTAATATTAAGTCGAACAACTATGAATCGTTCTATATGATATTTATTATTGATAAGTTTCAAACATATCATCAGCTAAATCCCAATCACTTCCTGACTCTGTAACTCCATTGACGTAGCTTATAAAATCATTAGTTAAATCATCAATATCCATTGATTTATAATTTAATTTCCTGCTAGAATCATAACTAGGATCCATATACCCAGCATCAAAATCCTCATATAAGTTCTCAACAAATCCTTTTATTAAAGCAATAATATAATTATTATCTAAAGGTTTATCATCTCTTAAAGGTAATAATGATTTAAAATAAGGAATAGCTTTAATAAGATCACTTTCAAGTTGTTCTATATCTAAATACCCTCTATTAATATCATCTGTCCATTTAGATGGTAATTCTTCATCATCATCTGGGGTAATATAGTTATTTTTAATTGATAAATCATCATATTCTTTCAATTCAGATTCAGTAATTAATCCAGCTAATTTTTGCATACGACGAAATTCTTCATTTAATGGTTGTTTTTTCATAATTTTATTAGTTATATATTATACATATTAGATAACCCATTCTGGTTTGTTATTTAATTTCTTCCAATCTAGTTTTTTGATTGCTACTTTATCGTTAATATAAAAATTTTTATAAGCATTTATAGTGTCCTCTAATTTGAACTGGTCAGGCATACATTGAGGAGGATCAATAAATCCATTATCAGAAATATTAGGTTCATTAGTTTGTAACCATTCAAGTACACCTTTTGTTTTATGTTTTTTACCATATCGTTTTTCAAATTCATCACATATTTTTAAACCATGTTGAATTAACCATCTATAATGTTGTATAGATTCTCGTACCCATTTTGTTGATGGATGGTTAGTATGAGATTGTTTATATGGTGCTGTTGAACCACTTACCCAATGAGCTGTACTACACATTTGTGCACTTTCAATTTGCATTTTTCTAATATGATCATCTGCTAGTTCACGAGCTGCTATGATCGGGTTTTCATTAATATAAAATATATTCATAACTTTTATTTTCTTGAATATACAAAAAAAAGATGTAGACTCCAAATTTAGAGCTACATCTTCTACTATTATTTTTCCCTAAAAGGGCGACTAGGATATAAATCTAGTCTAAATGTATTTTTAATTTTAAATTACCATCACCTTTGATAACACGATGCCATTGATGACGTTCTATATATATTGGGTGATTTAGTGAGGTTGGAAGTTCATTGTCAAGTTGTACTCCCCAATTTGTTTCTCCAATTATCTCTACTGTTCTATCTTCATCATCACGATGCCATAACAGTTCAATTGGATCTATATTTTCGTTAAATTCACGAATAATATATTTGTCTGTAACTTCTATATCTATGTATGGTTTACTCATTTTCTTTTATCTACCCACCAAATACAAACATATTCTGTTGGGTTAGCGGGAATTTTTCCATTACCATGCCACTCAATATAATATTGACCTTCACATAGTTGTGTTTTTTTATTCCATTTAGCACAGTTAGCACACATTGCCCCTCCATTTGGAACAGATTTTGCAGGTTGGAAACCATCTGGGAATTGAAGTTCTGAAGTTTCACCTTCAGAAAGTTTATTAATTTCCTTACCTGCTTTAACAGCTGTTTTATATGCTTTAGATCCTTTTGGAGATGGTTTTTCTCCACGTTCATGTTTAGCACGAATGTTAGCCCATAATCCAGGACGTTCTTTAAGTACTTCTTGTAATAATTTTTCTAATCTATCCATTACCAAAATCCTGAAAATGATGATTTTAAACCAAGTAACTTAGCATATCTTGGAAGTCTACAACTCCAGTATGAAGCTTTAGTTTTGTCTTTTTTATTTTTACAATCATGACGTGCAGCAAATGCTCTACGTGCCTCTGGATTGTTTATTTTAGCTGATAGACCTGATGTGTCTCCAAAGCTAACTTTTTTAATTTTTTTAGTTTTTGGATTTTTTACGTAAACATAGAATTTTTTAGATCCTCCACGTTTTGGTTTTCCAAGTGGTGGATTCTTTTTCTTTTCTTTTTTCTTTGCTTCATTTAATCTTTTCCAGTTTTTAAAAGCATCTATATCAAATACTCCAAGTTCAACATTATACCCACAATTGTGGCATAACATAGGTTCATCATCCTCTGGGGTGATTTCCCATGAATGAGAACACTTAGGGCATGTTACTTCATCTCCTATCATAGGTAAGTCCAATGGTACTTTCTTGCCTTCATATATTCCATATTCACCTAAACTAGTTTCCTCTAAAATAGATTTATCATCCTCATTTACATGAATGATTTCACGAACATATAAGTAACGAGCCTCTGACCATAAATCAAGGAATGATTGAGAGCCATATCGGAATGTGTTTTCAGTGAGTGGGAGTTTATTCTGCACATGATATTGCAGATTTTCCGTTAGTATAATTGGTTTAGCTATACTTTCATTTAATACCACACCAGGATTTCCTACATTATCGCAACTGTGGCATCCGCAGTTGCAATCATCTTTTTTAGGTGGGTTAGAAAGTGCTTCTTTTATAAGTTGTCTTAAACGTTCCATGTTTATACATATATTTAAGTTCGACTAACTCTAACTCCAGCTGCTGATGGTTTTCTAATAAGTTTTAAAGGGATATTATTTTTTTTAATCCACGATAAAACAAGATTATAATCTTTTAATATTGCATCATATTGGTTAGTACCTTTCCAAGCCATATCTAAATAATCTTTAAATGATTCAGGATCAATTATAGTAATTTCTTCAACATATGGTGTTAAATTTAAAGGTTTTCCTTTAGAATTAATTCTTTCTTCTGCCTCAAAATGAGAACCACCTTTTAAAAAATCTTCTCCATTTTTTATATCAGCATATGGTTCAAATTTATTTCTAGTTGACATTTTATCACCATCTAATTTAATTCTGATATGGTGTTTTTCTTCTGATAATGTTCCTAAGTTGGGGTTTCGAGTAAATGAGTAATATCCTCCAGCAGAATCACTTCCATCTTCGATATCTAAAGTAAGATTTCCAAAATCTTTTATCATACTAGCTAATGCATCTGTTGATGTGAAGTGATATATATCTCCTATTTGTTTACCTTCAGTAATTTCTTTTAATATGTTTATTAATTTAATCATAATATGCTTTTAACTAATAATACTTTTGGGTTAATACCTAATTGAAATGCTATATCCATTCTTGTATTCCCAGAAAATACTCGTCTTGAGCCATCTTCGAATTCAATTACTATAGGATAATCCATAGATTGATTATTTTTGAACCCATCATATATGTCTTTTAGGGTTTTTTCATTTCTGAATTCTGGGTATGATTTATAGCTTTGTATTAAGTCTAAGAGTTCTTCATATGATTCAGTTCCACTTCGGTAGTCTATGTCTTGGTCTTCAGAGGGTGTAATAGTAGTAATTTTACTATTTTTAATAGCGTTTAAAAAATCATCTTCATCCTCCCAAAATTCATTACCTTTTATTTCTTGTTCTATCTTGAATTCTTGTTTAAGTTTAGATAAAGAAGGCATTCTCCAATTAGAAAATTGTGTTATTTCTTTTAGTATATCTATTAATTTGATCATATATCAATAAATATTAAGAAAAATATGAATATTCAGGTAATGTTGTTTCTAATTCAAGAAATTTAGGGATTTTGCTATGTAAATTGTCACGTAACATTTCTTTATATTCATCCCAAATTGTATTTAAACCTTTATTAAATGATAATGCTCTATTTATTTTAGATTCTTCACCATCCATTCTATAAAAATGTTTTATAGTTTCATCATTACATTTTGTTTTAATAATTAGGTCTGGAGAGAAATTACTTAATTGAAGTCCTTTACGAAGTAATCTAAAACATAAAATACCTTCAATTATTATAGGTTGATTTGATTGGTAATAAGGAAGTATATGATCTATTAAATTATACAGAGATTGTTCTCTATCTTTAATATTAATATAATGATCAGATTCAAATAAAGGATAGTTAAGTTCTTGGGCTAATTTTTTAGCTATTGTTACCTTACCTGTTTTAGTATATCCTAAAATAACTATTGTTTTAAATTGAGAACAATGAGTTATTAAATTTGGAGTTACTAAATCAACTGGGTTCATATAGTAAAGTACAAGTTATTTTTTAAACCTTTAGTTTTATCCCATAATAAAGCTTCTGCTGAGCGTTTAGCTCCAACATAACCTCGTTTATGATGCCATGAATCTGTGGCTGAAAGTGAGTTAAAGTATCTGATGATTACACCTTGATATTCTTCGGTAGATTTAAATTTGATTTCTTTTTTTCTATGCTCATGTCCTAGATGAAATTCTCTAAATGTTGATAGAGCCCAATCATTTGGTTTTTCATTAGCCATAATTAAAGGTAGATCAGTTACTTTTTCTTCATTACCATGTGTATAACCAATTAATACCTCGCCATATTTATAATATTTTCTAGGATTTGCAGAATTATCTACAGTTACATTTTCATTGTTGTAAAACCAACCTTCTAATGAATCACCTAAATAAAAATTTCTTTCAAAATCATGATTACCAGGAACCATAACAACATCTACGGGGGCGATTTGTTGAAGTTTATTTATAGCTTCTACTAATAATTGGCGTCCTAGTCTAAAAGTTTTTTGCCACCTAGCATCTTCTTCTTGAGGAGTGCCTTTAGTAGTACTATTAAAAGGATATGATTTATCTGAGTTGAAAAAATCATTTCCGATAGGGAAAACAATTCGTTCTATATTTTTATTTGAAGTTTCATCAATAAATTCTTCAATACATCTATTAAAGATATCACTAGCTATTTCTAAATTATATTCATGGTTTGTTTCTTCAGACCAAGCGATTTTTCCTAGATGTAAATCAAATATATTAAGTTCTAAAAGTAATGGTTCCTTATTTACATTTTGTCTATAACTAATTTTTTCAATTTTAGGGGATAATTTTTTGATGTCATTAATAAATTCCTCTCTAAGATTATTGAATATAGTTGATTGTTTTGTTTTTAACCAAACTTTTACTTGAAATAAAGGTGTAGTAACAATTTTATTATCTGGTCCTTTAGCTCCTACTTCCCAAGTATTTATAATTTGTCTTTCAATTTCCCAATTATCTAATGATATATCATATATTGATAGTAAATCATTTACTGTCACTACTCTTGAGGTAATTTCAGATGATATAACTTTTTCATTTTCTTTCATAAAAGTTTTTATTTAAATATATAACTTATTTTTGAATAAACCTAATTTTTTTAAATATCTACATCAGGTGAAAGTAAAGTATAAATATTATTAATTATGCGAGTTTTTTTAAGTTGACCTCCTTGTACATATGGTTTACCAAAATCTACTTCTACCCATTCTAATTTACCTCTACTATCTCCTTTTCCTCCACTACCAGCAGATGTATTTATTATTGTTCCTTTACCATAAGTATCATGTTCAAAATCAGCTCCTTTTCTATAATCTGTTCTTAATTTATATGGTAATGATTGTGGATCAATTAATGTTAATATATTTTCAGCTTCAGGTGTTATAAGGAATTCGTATTCTGGGTTTGTAGTTATTTTGATGGGTTTGGTAAAACCTTCTCTTTTTTGGTGATCTTTCATATTAGTTTCTATGGTAAGATCATCATCATCCATCAATAATAGTAATGTACTTAAAACATTATCAGATATTATAACTACATATGAAGTCCCTATATTTGTTTTTTTTGTTTTGTTTTTAATATATTCTGTTTTTAATTCAAGAGGAATTCTAACATTTTCATGAATTAAAATAGGTTTCATTAATTTATATCCTATTTGATGAGTAATAGAAGCAGGAAATTCTTTAAGTTTTAATATTCTATCAGTTCTTAAATTAAGTTCATCTTGAATTTGTTCTATTATTTCTTGTTTAGATATAGGGTAATCTTTAGGAAAATTTATTATATCTAATATTGTACCTCTTTCATTGACTCTATCTTGCCAATGGTTTTTATTAGTTTCTAATTCTTTTAAATCTATCCCTATTTTTTTAAATTCATTTTCTAATATTAAAACATCCTGTTCATTTTTCATGTCAGGATATCCTTTGGGGAATTTGTAAGCTATGCTATGTAAAAATTTTTCTAAAGTATCCATTTTATACGGGTGCTTCTACTGGTGTTTCTTCTGGTGCTTCGTTTGGTGTTTCATTGGAAGTCAACTCAGCCGATAATTCTTCATCGGTTTGGGCGCTTTCAATTTCTTTAGCACCATATCGCAATATGCGGGAAATAGCTTCTGCTGCTCTTTCTTCTTCAGGTAAATTTAAAAGGTAATATTTTTTACCTTCAACTTGAGCTATCCAACTTCTTTTACCATACATTAGATAAAAGTCTTGGTTATTTTTTAAGTTGATTCTAAAAGTAGTAGGACGGGGAGCAACCCAATCTATAGAAGATAAAAACATATCGAATTCATTAGTTAACAAATCAATTAGAATTTGTTTCAATTCTGGGAATTTTGTTAATTCGTCATATTCAACTGCTACTTCCTCAGCACGGGTTCTTTTTTGAACAACATCCGGTGCTAAAGAGCGAATTCGAGCTATAAGATCTTCTCTTGTCATTAAATTTCAGTTTTAAGACGTTTCATTATTTTTTCAGTCAGAGTGGCTACCATTGCTTCATCAATAGCTCCTTCTTGAGAAGCTACATTAACCATAGCATCAATTTTTGGCTCTTCAAGTTCAAATTCAAGATAATGTTTTGCTGAAGATACCATATTTTTAGCAGTGGTGATTTTTCCTTGCCACCAAGCAGGGAAATCCACTTCTTGAGGTCCTTCAAATTGATCAACCATTTTATATAATTCCATAGCGTATTTGCCTATTTGAGCAAGTTCAGCTTTAATCATATGTGGTTCATTATCTTTATGGCCTAAGTCTAGATCTTCTTTTTGCATGGCTTTTTCAATAGCAGCTCCTCTTGTTTTTTCATAAGATGAAAGTTCCCCATCTTTATTTAAGTCTGCTTCTTTAGGATTCATTAAAGCATCTTGGATCATTTTTTTTAATTTATCGTCTTTCATATCGTTAGATTGTTTTAATGCTTTAGCTCGTTGTTTAATTATATTTGTTGCTCTACCATACATCACTCTTTCAGCTTCTGAACCATATTTTTTAACAAGATCAAGTTTATCTTTTTTTATCCCTTGAATTATTTTTTCTCGGGCTGCTAATTCATCTGTTGTAAGTTTTCTTTCGTTGAGCATTTTTAAATTAAGCTTTGTCTTCTGCTGAAGATGTTCTTTTAAATTCTGCTGCTAAAGTTTTTAATTCACTTGCTGCTTTACGAGCACGTCCATGAGCGGCTTTAGCGGTTTTTTCGTTTTCAATTTTAATTACCTCTAGTAATTCTGTCATTTTTGCAACTAATTCAATTGTGTTCATAGATTTTATTTATTTATAGATTTGATTTATTTTACAATATATTGGCGAGTAAAGAAAGTAATTGTATTTCCAATTTGATCAATTAACTTTTCATCCCCTTTTTGTTTAGCAAACTCTAAAGCAGTTTCTAAAGAATCCATAATTTCTTTTTCACCACTATCTAATCGCATAGATGTATCTTCCATACTCATATCATCCTCTGGCATGAATTCTTCAGTATCTGTTACTTCAATGTCTTCAACTTCTTCTTCTTCTTTTTTCTTCTTCTTAGCTTCACCTAATTCCTCCTCTGGGGCATCTATGTCAAAGAAGTAATCAGACATGTCTTCTTCTTCATCTTCAGGGGTAGATAATTCAGCTATAACCATATCGCGAATTTTTTCACGTAGGTTATTTTCATTTAATATGCTAGATTCTTTAATATCTGTATTTGGGTTCCAAAATACTTTATTTTCTGTTAAGAATTTTTTAATGTCAAAATTATCAGCCATGTTTTTATTTTATTATAAATATTGTTATTTTTTAAATATAATTACTTATTTTGCTTTTTGTGCGGTTGTGTATAAATATTCAGAAAGTAATGTTCCAATAACTCCTACTTTTTGTCTGATATATATCCATTCTTCTTTAGTTATGTGATGAATATCCTCAAAAGATATACCCATTACTCCTATTAAATGGTTATCTAAACTATGTAGCCCTATCATACAAATTGATTTAGTGTTACATTGAGAAGAAAAATATTCTAAACCATATGTATCTTCCATGTCCTCAATATTGTCTATAGCTAATTCATTGTCCTTGTAAACTTTAGATAAAGCTCTTGGAAATAAAGACACAGGGATATTCTGGAATGTTTGTTGAATATTTGGTGTGTTTGGAGTAGCTTTTTCATAAAATATAGAAAATTTCTGGATTGATCTTCCTGTTGGGTAAAAATAACCTCCGTTATGGAATTGGGCGATCCATAAACGATCACACTCTAATTCTTCCATTACTTGTTCAAGTTGAGTATCTATTAAAGTTGAGGTTTCTAAAGCATCCTTCATTGGGGCAGATAAGGAATTTTTTTCCATTTTTAATTTAACCCAATTTACTATAATGGGTCCAATAATAGCTGTGATTAAAGCAACAGTTACAGTTGTAATTACTGTGATCATTTGTTATTTCTTTTTAAGGTTTTCTAAATAATCAATAACCTCGCTTAGTGAATCCTCTGCTCTTTGTTTATCAATAGAACCTATCCAAGTTTCTACCTCACCACTTTCTGTAACTGTTCCTATATTACTTTCTTCTAATTTTTCTTTATAAAAAGCTTTATATTCTTGTATAACTAAATCTATTTCTTTATTATAAGTATCTTTAACATAATCATCCCATGTTCCTGCTATTTTATGTTTAGTTTCAAATTCTGTTCTGCAATTTAAACATGAGCCATATGATTTATAATAGAATGAATCCAATTGTTTATCCATTACGTGTTTGCAGGATGGGCAAAACATTGGAACAGATACTTTTTTAAAACCATCCAATTTAGTAACATTTTGTTTTATACCGTTTTTTATAGTCCAAGTACGACCACTTTCTTCCCATGTATCTCCCTCAATGTGATCTTCTGTAGCTTTAGTATATCCAACACCGTGAGTAATTCTTTCCTTACTGTTACCTTTTACAAGATTTCGGATACGTTGAATATCTTTTTCAGCGAACTGTTTTTTTAAAACGTTATTTGTCATTTTTTGAATCCTAATTTGGTTAATTTTTTATTGAATCTTCCCACTGTCTAAAAGTCATACTTCCCATTGAATGTGCTTCTTTTTCTATTTGCTCTAAATAACTGTCCTCATTTGTATTATCTGTGGAAATGTTTTGAAGTCTATTTTCACAATTTTGCATATGGTGAATCATCTCATGCGCAAATGAACGCATAACATCTTTTGGATGACGATTCATAGTATAAAGCACTATAACGCTGTTATTAGGGTCATAATATGCTGTTTTACCAAAGAAATTATTAGCATTCTCAGTATCGTCTTTAATGAATTTAACCTTAGGTAATGGTCTAAGATTCATACCTTGATTAACCATATATTCTGTTAAAGATTTGATTAACTCAGGATATTTATGAGCTGGTTTTTCTTGGGTCAGATTTATCATGCTTATACATATTACATCTTTCGTTTAGCTGTTGTTTTAAATTCAGTAAATGATGGAGATAATGATGGATTTTCTAAATCAAAAAGTTTTTTAACAGTCATAAAAATATCTAGATTTTCTTCTTGAGTACGAGGTGATTCATATACTTCCCATCCTTTACCTTGCATTTTACCTTTTGCGGCTTTACGTTTAGAAGATTTTAACCATAAAATACCATATCTATCTGCTTTTTTTCCAAAACATTCCTCATAACATTTACCATAAATGGCTGTTTGAAGATCATATGTTGTTTGAAGGTGATTAGATGTTTTAAAATCTATAATCCAAGTTTCCCCATTTATTTCACAAACCATATCACATGTTCCTGCTACCTTAACTTCATCTGAAAATAAATGAACTTCAGCTTCAATTAATGTTGGGTTATATTCTTCCCAAAATTCAACGAAACGTAAAAACATTTGCCATATTTCTGGTGAGTATTGAGGATTTCCATTTTGAGATAGGAAATTTAATTCTTCCCCGTTTAGATACGATTCAATCATATCATGTACTTTAGTACCATCCTCACCTGCTTTTTTAACTATATGTTCAGAAGCATATCCTACTTTTTTTAACCAATCTTCAAAAAACTTTCCTTTTGGATAATAACTTAAAACATATGTAATTGAAGGATAATATTCACCATTTCGTTTATAATATCTAGAATCTGGTAGGGTAATTTGTTGAGCATCAGATGATATTTCTAATATCCTGTTATAGGATGTTTTGTACTTTGTTTCATTCATATTAATTGTAATTTTTTCTCCATTAATTTATAGTTTGTTAATGGAGTTGTTTTTTGGATTAATTTTGTAAAATGTTCAAATCCCATTTCACTTGGGTCTTTCCCCTCAAGCTCTACTAGGTAAACCTCTTTACCTTCATCTAAAAGAGTTTCACAAAATTCTAGAGCTTTATTTATCGCATCATTGTCTAAAGCAATGTATATTTTTTGTACTTTAGATGATACTATTTTTTTCATTAAACTTGACTGTATGTTTTTTCCAAATAATGGAATAACATTTCTTTTTATAGCCATTGCATCAAATGGTCCCTCACATAATATAATAGGTAAATCCCAATTAATAAACAACTCAAACGGTATAATGTCGCGAGACGTTTCTGGGTTGCGGTATTTTATGTAAGGATCTTTTTCGAATGATCTCGCCGTGAAATAATTTAATTTTCCCGTGGCATCATATGATGGGATAACAATCATTTTAGAATATAAACCATATTCACAATATCCCATTCCGTACTTGATTATATCACTTTGAGTAATATTTCTTTTCTTTAAGTAATTTAAAGCATGTTTTGAGATAATCGAATTATCAAATTTTTTAAATTCTTTAGGTAGTTCTAAAATATTATATGTAATGCTTTTTTCTACAAAACTACCTGATTTAACTAGTGGTTTTAATTGAGATATAATTTCAGGAGAAACATCCATCTGTTTAAATAGACTATAAATGGTTTGTCCTTTTTTATTACATGCCCAACATGCCCATCTATTTTTTCCATCTTTATCTTCAGTAAAATTAACCTCTAATTTAGGTTTATGGTGATTACAAAAGGGACAATGGAAAGATTGATTACCGCGAGCGGTTCTTTTTCCAGTCCCTAAAACACCATTTACTAAATTTACTAATAGTTCATTTACCATAACCATTAATATACAATCTTATTCTTTAGAAGCAAAATCTTTTGAAAAAAACTTACCTAAAATATTTGTGTTCATCCAATCTTGAGATTCTAGTACACCGTATTTGAATTGATATTTACACTCAAAATATGTAAGAAGTTTTTTATCTGAAACTTGGATAAGGATTTCTCTAGAGAATTCATCTTGTTTTCCTTCTTTGATTTGTTGTTTGATAAATTCCTCTGATCCAAAATATGTTTTCCAGTCAGATTCTTTAACTATTTTTTTAGTGGTTGATTTTCTACCTCTAGTGATAGGTTGTTCAGCAAGTTCTTTTTTACCTAGTTTTTTATTTAAAGTGTGAAATAAACTTTTTTTACCTAAGTATTTTTTTCCGGTTGGGATATGGGTTGTAACATAAATAAAACCAAATGTTCCTTCTTTAAAATCCTCTAATGATATATATTCTTGAATGTACTCATGACAATCGTCACTAAGTTCTAATGAAAACCAATTTCGCATAGAATTTTTATAAATCTAAGTTTACCATTATATTAGTATCAGTTACTGATGATACAGGTAATGGTTGGGCTAATTTAGCCACTGCTAATAATTCTTTATTATTATTGTATAAACCAACAGTTGTAATATATGGATCAAAATATGAACCTGTAGCAAAACTAGATATGATACCACTATTTGAGCTACCAGATATTAAAGATGGGTTTTGAGAAAAATTGAATTCATTTTCTCTAATAGTGCATTTATATTGTGATTCAAATACAGTTAAAGTACTTTGAAAAGACATTGACATATTAACAGTATTGGTGGTAAAATCTGAAACATTATCAAATTCAGGGGATATAAAATTTGGGGAGGTAAGAATTACCATTCCATGTTCATAAATAATATTTCCTATATATCCTTCACCTGAGATACTTCCTGAAACATTTAATATTCCCTCTCCGTCATCTGTAATTTTAAAACTATTTTGAAGATAGATAGTAAGTGAACCCGGTTGAATATATTCTCCAAATAGATTAGAGGGAATAGAATACATAGATATATCAGCTTGAGATTGTGTAGGAAAATATCTATTAGCAGGGAGAGTATTTGTTAAGTAATTATAATAGCTAGGTTGATATATGGGTCCTGTTATAGTACCATCTGGGTTAAAAGAGGCAGTGTTAGCTGGTGATCCATTTGATCCTGAAATGAAATTGGAGTAATATAATTCTTTTACAGATTTATATATTAAATATTGTGATTGACTTGAGTTATAACCTGTATTGTTAGATCCAGATACCCATGGGTTTGCTGTTAGATTTACTCCAAGAAACATATCAATCCCCGAACCAGTTACTGATGCTAAACCAGTAAATGTAAAAGATTTATTAACCTTAAAGGGTGATACTATAACATCCGAGGTTATAAAAGGTTTGAATATACTCATTCATTCTTAAAAATCAAGTTTTACTCTTACAAGAGATTCTTTTGTAAAATCTTTAATCAATGGTCTAGATAATTTAGCTACAGCTAATAACTCGTTACTATCATTATATAATCCAACTGTTGTAACATATGTTTGAGGATTATTAATAAAATTACTGTAAATTACCTCTCCCGTTGAACCAGAAATAAATGAAGGGTTTTCTGAATAATTAAATTCACTATTTCTAGAACGAACAAATATGTAATCTGAGGTAATAGTTTCTTGAGAATTTATAGTAAAACTAGCTCCTCCACTAATAGATGTATATAATCTTCTATTACTAAATCCATCTGAGTTATTTGATCTACTTGGAGATACTCTAATTGATTGGGAAATAGCATATGGGTTTAATAATACAACTCCTAAATCAGGAAATACTAAACCATATGAACCTGAATTTGTTACATATCCTCCTCCTGCAATTGCTGTCCCGTTAGAACCTGAAACTAATTGAAAAACACGGGAAGCTCCAATAAATGTATTTACAGAAATATCATTTGAGTTATCTGTTAATTGGATTCTCCCTCCAGAACCAGATAATGTTAAATTTAAAGAACCCGGGAATAAAGATTCTTTATATCTTGCTCTTTCAAAATTAATTACCCAGAAATCTGATCCTGTAATAATATTATTTCCTACACCAAAAGTAAATTGAGCATTTTCGTCCTCTAAAATTAGAGTTCTATATTGACCATATAGTGTTTTTGTAGGAGAATTTTCAGGAACAGCACTATTGTATAAAGCACTTCCACTACCTAGTGAGTTACAATAAGCTATATCAAATTGAGTAACAGCTTCAGCAGAAGATGTTTGATAAACACTCAAATAATAGTCACCTGATGAACCAGCTTCTTGAATGGAGTTTGTGAAGAATGTGGTTAAGGTTGGGGCATCTGTAGACCAAAGAGTTGCAGTGATAGAATCACTACTTACTACAAAATCTTCAGTATCTAATCTTTTAAAGCTCATTTTTTAATTTTTAGTTTGTTCTATTAATTGTAACAGGAATAGTTAATCTAGCTCCACTATCTAAACCTACAACAGTTAATGTAGCAGATAATTGAGTATTAACACCAAATAATGTATTTACAGTTGTTGCTCTTAAATTAATTTGAGTACCTATAACTGTTGTTGATACGTTAGTTCCTAAAGTAGTTGTTGAGTTTGCTGTTAAAGCAGCTGTTGTATTAACACCTACACCATTAAATGTACTCATTAAACGTACATCTGAAATAGTAGCTGAATATCCACTTGTTTCATATGCTGTAGCATTACCTAAATAGTTTAATGTTTGAGGTGTAATTGATAATGAAGCTCCTTGTTGTAATGAAATAGCTGAGTATCCTAAATCTAATACTGGTAGTTTAGCCGTTCCACGAGGTAAAGTAGCTAATTTGTATTTCATTATTTGAGTTTCTTGAGGAAATGCTTCTAAAAGAGGTAAATTTTCAATTGCTTCTCCATAAAACGCTGATCCAGAAGGATGAGTTGGATTATATAATGTATAGTCAATTTCATCATCTGCTAAAGCAAATTGAGTGATTCGAAATGAACCATCATTTTTAGCTAGTAATTCTCTACCTTTTGTTGTTAATATTGCGTCTACTGTGACTGCTTGGTTATTTAAATATCCCATTTTGTTTTTTTATAAATGTATTATACTAATAAATATTGTTAAAGCAAACCTTTCTGCGTAAGGTCTATAATAAATGAATCTAAATTTTTATTTAATGAAGGTGTTACATATTCTGGTTTAATTAAGTATGGGCCAGTACTATTTGTTGGTTTAAGTCCCTCAAATATTATAGCACTCGGATCATCAACATATCTACGAATTAAGAAATGATCTAAATTAATAGAAGCTGATGGTATAGAGTTATTTAGGTGGATTTCTAAAGAACCTGTATTAGATATTCTTTCTAAAGAAGAAAGGGTTGGTGGGAATACTTTTTTAACCATAAATACTCTGTCCTCTCTTCCCTCAAATCTAAATTCATCTCCTATATTTACAGACCAATCTGTATCTATAGAAAAAAATCCAGAACTAGAAATATCTTGTTGTTGGACCCCTCCCACATTATAATAAATATTTAATGCAGACCCCGTTAAAGGTATATATATTACCCCAGCTTTACTTGATGAAGCTTGGTTGTAAGTAGAAGATGTAGGGTAATTCCATATAGAACCAGTTGCAACTGTTACAGATGCAAATGGATTTGGTAGTGGGTTTTGTGAGGTGTTAAAATAAGTATTTTGATATGTTACTTGAACAGTACCGGTACCTGATGTTGGAGTTAAATTTTGGACTGTAAAATATAATTCATCATTAGTTAAGATATCAATTTGGGGAAATAAAGTAATATTAAATAAAACTCCTTTTTCTTCATATGCATTAAAAGAAATATTTTGAGTTTGTAATGATGTTATAGTAGCTCCTCTAAGACGATTTAATTTAACTTGTACAATTCTATTATCAGGAGCGGAATTGAATATTTGAATATTGGTATCTATAATAAGATTAACACCTTGAGTTATAGCTGAAGATGGGACAGTATAATAATAGTCTCCTGTTCTTCTATTATTAGGGTCATAAAGTATAGACCAACCATCATTTGATGAAGTTCCAGTATTTGATGTATCTCCTAAATTTTCTTCGGTTGTAGTAATATATTGTGCTACCGGTGAATATCCAAATCTAGGATTTATACTAGATAAAGCTGTAATATCTGTAATATTATCTTGAGCATTATTATCAACTAAATTAAGAGATGAAGTCCAATTAGCGGGTGTATGTCCTATTTGGGTGTATAATACTGGGGTTATTCTTTGTCCTCCTCTAATAATATTTCTATAATTAGTTTGACCTGAGTTTAATGAATTTGCAAATATAGTTAATCTTTCTCCTGTTTGAAAAGTACCTTGGGTTGTAGATAATGAATTTTCTGAGGTATTTGGGAGGGCAACATTTCCATCTTGATTAATCAAATATTTAATTATGACACCAGATGCGTTCATTCTTTCAGGGGCATATCCTCCTACTGTTTCGCAATATGCTACCCAAACTTTGTTTGATTCTATAGTTGGTAATTTACCATAAGTCCCGGTATCACCATCTGTCCATGTATTTAGTTGTTGAGATGTTGATTTTGAACCTTCATATCTTGGAATTATATGACGAGCTGAGGTATAGTTAGAATCTTGAACAGTTGCTAAAGTAGCACTTCCTGTAAGCAATTGTTGAAAATTTACAGGTACTAAAGAACCTTGACTATAATCTATATCTTGATATAAATTATTTTGTCTAATATCTACAGCATTGTTTATAAGGGGATTGTAATCACTATTATAATAATGGGGAGTTGTAATATTTGGTTCAAAAATTATAGGATCAAATTCAGCAGATGATGAAGCTACTATTTGATTAATAGTTAATCTTAATCCAGTGATTGATAATCCTCCAGTATAATAATCATTATTATTATTAATTCGAATAATTGCACTCTTTCCAGATCCTAATTGATCCACAACTCCGTAGAAAGGAAGAAACCACGGGCTAAAAGTATTATAAGAGCCTGTCCAAGTAAAGTTAACAGGAGTACCTACATTAATGTAATAAGCTGAAGAATTATCTATAGTTTGAGTAGTAATTGCTGATCCTGTAGCTATTAGGAGTAAAACCATTTCAGCATCTGTAGTAACAGCTGAAGCAGTTCCAGATAATGTAAAGGTTAATCCTGTATTTGGTATATTATTTACTGAATATCTTCCAGTGGTTGTGTTATAGAAACTGTTAGGGTTATATGTTGTAGTATTAAATATAACTTGGGGAGTATTTCCATTAGGAATGTTTAAAGTAGTAGATAATGAAGCTGTTACTTTATAATCTAAAACATAATTATCTGTTCTAGCATGGTTAGAAACTTTATATAAATAATAAGATGGAAATTCAGAAATAGTTAAAACATTAATTTGAGTAAAAGTAGAGTCTGCATCGTATTTAATACGAAGATTATTTACTTGTCCTAAAGGTACAGTATTATCTACTCCATTATTATCAAATTTATTTATTTTAACAAAAGATTCTCCAGTTGCAGCACGACCCGTAACATAAAAACCTACTATTGTCCATGGAGCTAACATTAATATTTCTCCTTGTTGTGGAACAGTGTTTGAATTTAAAAATTGTTCTTGAGTAAATGAGGATGAATTATTTAAACCATACGATGCATTAGAATAAACAATAGGTGTATAGTCAAATTCTTGTAAATTTAAAGGATAAGCTTGAGCTAAACTTTGTGTTGTAACTACTATTAATGAGCCGCTAAATTCACCGTTGTAAAACTCATCTTGAGATGAATGCACCACAGTCACTGAACCTGATGGGGTAGTATATGTTTCGTTCCAACTTTGAGACGTATTCGCGATGTAATTATACATTTCAAATGAACCTCCTGTTCCACCTCCAAAATTCTCTACAGTTCCAGGATTATAATCATTCCATTGAGGTTGAACTGTACCTTCTAAATCTAAATCTTCCCAAGAAGTTTGTGGTTCAGGGTATCTATTTCTTTCAAGGTAATGTTGTTTAATAACAATACCAGAGGCAAGACTTGTACGTGCAGGTACAAAATCTTTTATCATTTTAAATAATGAATTATCGAAAAATTTAATTAAACGAATAAAATCACTTAAATCATAATTTTTAGTATACTTTTCAAAATAGTCATCTCTTAAAACATCTAAATCTGGGTATGAAGTTAATCTAGAAGATCTAAATGCAGGGTCACCTATATAATCACCTATGTTAAAATATCCTATTTGAGATGATATATCATCATTTATTTCATCTTGTGGTGAAAATGCTACCTCAAGTAAATTTGTATTTGCTGTATATGAAGAACTTGCTTCTGTATTTTGAGAGATATATCTAAAAGCAGATAAAGTATCTCCAGAAGGTAAAACATTATCTTCTAATCTAATTTTATCACTTACTGAATTTTGAATACCTACTACTGGTTGATCATAAAAGAAATATTCTGTATTAGGTAAAAATGTAGGAATTGAATTAAATGAACATGAACTATTAGTGGGAAATGAACTAGTAATAACCCATGAACCCGTTACTTTTGGATGAACTGATTTAGAACCAGTGTATAATTCTCCTCCTAATGGTAATCTAAAAATTAATTCATTTGGGGATGAATTTAGAGTATTTCCCTCAATAGAATATGGGTTCATTACATAATCTTTAAATATACTTTCACTTAAAGGTGTATCATAATATCTTATTTCTTGAAATGAACCGGAAAATGAATTATATGTATTTCCATTTATATTGGATGATCTACCAAAGTTTATACGTGGGGTTGTAATCCATGATGTAAGAGAAATAGGAGGTAAAGATGAAGAAGCAAAAAAACCAATTTGGGTTCCATTATTACCTCCCTCATATATTTTATTAGCAGCATATAAAGAAAAACTCCCAGTAGTATCTTGTATTTTTGTTTTGTTAATCATTACTGACCACCAATCTCCATTAAAAAATGGTAAATAAATACTACAGGTTTGATTAAAAGAGCCAGATATAGGATAAAAAGTTAATGTAGCATATTCATTATATGGATCAGGAATAGAACCTGAGTATGACCCACTAGTGTATCCTGAGCTGGTATATGTTAATGTTAGGTTAAAATTTATATTGGTTTGGATTAAACTTTGAGAATATGGGATGTTTGTTTGAGGTAATCCATCTGTTTTAAATCTAAATTCAATATTTGACACATCACTTCCCCAAGGATTATTTACAGGGAAAGGAATAGTTATAAAATTATTTCCAGGAGAATAATAAGAATAATTAAATTCTTCTTGCCAATAATCCCAGTCATTTGAGTTTACTTTATCTTTACCTCCAAATTCATTAATTCTTAATATAGTATTAGGAATACCATATGAGGTGATTAATGCGCGCAATCCAGGTATTGTTCCTTTTGATTTAAGTAGGTATGGTAAATTATGGTAAATGCGTTTATATAGCGATTTATTCACATCATCTAACGGTATATAATCGTCTGATGCTGAGATAAAAGTGTTAATATATTCATACCCACTAGGAGTTGGAAGAGAAGAAGTTATATTAGGAAAAGGAAATAAAGCACCATCAGGTGTTAAACCTAAAAATGCTGTAAATAAGTCATTATTTGAAAAATTATTTTGATATAATTTAATACCAAAATCTCTAATAGCATCCGCTACTATATCTTTTGAAATACCTGCTTCTAACCTATTATCTGCTGTATATTTGTTTGTTATATCTTTATAGTAAATCCAAATATTATCAAAATGTTGAGCTACCATATCAATGAATAACTCATATGGTTGATTTGCTGAATCCTCTCTTAAATATTCTGGGATTGAAAATAAAAGGTTATCTTTATTAGTGTTATCAAATAGAGAAGCAGATAAAATTATACCTCCATATAATGATAAATTATATTCATTTGTACTACCAAACCAGTTTAAAACAGCAGCACTACCAGTAGAGGCTAATAGGTATGGAGGTTCATTTGTTATTTTAGGCCAAGCCCAAGATCCACTATAGTAATATAAATAATAATCATAACCATCAAAATTAGTTATAATATTGTTTATTTTAGATTCATATAATGCTATACTTCCACTAACTGAAATAGATGAGGACGTTGATCCTGTAATTTGAGAATTTATAGTAGCTATGGAGGATGAATATTCTTCAATTAGGCTAGCTTTATAGTAAAAGTTTTCAAGACGAGTTTGAGCAGAACTAAAGTGTATAAAATCTGGAAAATTAGTATAATCTATATTAATATCTATTTCTCTTTCCTCTAAAAGACTATTTAATTGATTTGTAGAGCTAGTTAAAGATGTAGTAATTAAATCAACATATGACATATTCAATGTTGAATTATTAACTTGATCTTTTATACCTAAATTAAAATTAGGACCTTGAATAGATGTTGTATCTTGGATTACAATAGGTGTATTTTCAAAATTTACTTGATATGCTATTGATTCCTCAATAGAGGTAACAACCCATAAAGTAGAATTTACATCAAATCCTTCTGGGAGTGGTTCATACAATTTAACTAGTATTGTATGATTATTTGGATCTTGAGAATCTAAAGCAATATTATTTGCTATTAATAATTGATTATCTCCAAAATTTAAATAAAAATCAACAAAATATTCACTTGTTTCTCTATATTGAACAAATTCATTTGTTTTTTCAACAATGTCCATATCAGAAAGAACCATACTATCTAATCTGATCTCTGTTCTGTCAGCTGATATTTCAGTAATATATAGTTGTTCAATATCTGAACCTATGTTTTTGTTTAAGAAGTTAAAGTATGTAATATATGAACCTTGATCAAATCCATTATTAATGAGAGTCTCCTCAGGAGATATTATAATTTGAGATAAATTATTATTTCCAGCAGATTGACCATCATTTTGAACACTATATTGAGAAAAATTATAGTCAGATTGTATAAGATTTTGATTTAAGTCATATATAAAATATTCAATATAACTACTTGATGATAAAGAAGTATTAACATCAAATGTAGATATTAAATTAGTATCTTGACCCGTGTATTCTTGGGTAGTTAAATCTTGAGTACTTACTTGGATAATTTCTGCGGCCATTATATTGTTGTTCCTGTTTGTAATGAAATTACTTGTTTTTGAGAGTCTAATAACTCTATTCTTAATTGAGCTATTTCTGCTTGTAATGCTGCTATTTCCTCATTATTTGCTTCAAAACCAATATATTCACTACTTGTTTTTATTAAATATTCATGTGAATTAGTACTACCTAATTCAGGAATGTTATAAAATAGTTCATTGTATAAATTAAAAAATTCTTCAACATTAGGTTGAGTGTTTAACTGTTGTTGGATAGTTTGAACACCTAACTGAGTGAATGAAGTATCAATTATTTTTTGATAATCATTTTTATTATATACTTGTTTGTTAAATATTATATTTTCACTCATCCGTTAATTACTTTAAAATAATATTGATCATCGTAAATAAGTGTTGAACCATTTATAGTTGTTTTTATCAATATAGCGTAATATCTTTCAGGTTCTAATCCACTCATATAAATATCAAAGTAATTACTATTTGAATCCGAACTAATTTTAGTATATTGATCATCAAAGTTAATAATAATTTCGTTGGTATCCAAGTCTTTTATAGCATAATATGAAGAAGTAGGCAAGAAATATAAATCAGTAAAATATGATGTTGTTTGCCACGTTCTAGGTGGGTATAAAGGACTTAAATTTACTCTAAATCTATTAATACTTGTTGGGTAAAATGTTCCCGGATTCTCGTTTATAGCTATTTTAATATTAGAGGTTGTTACAATACTTCCACTTAAAGAACCTGTTAATACAGTTGAGTAATCATCCCATCTAAATTCTAATTGTGGAGGATAAATTGTATTAGTGTCAACACTATAATATTTTAATATAGGTTGAACATATAAAGAAGGATTAAATTCAATAGCATCATCCCATTTAGTGATAAATCCATAATTAGGTAAGGATCCACTATACCATTTATTAATTATATTTTTAACTTCAACTAATAAATCTTTATTACTTCTTAAATCAAATGATTGAGTTACACGATATGAAGATACTCCTGAACCGGAATAAAACCAATTTCCTCCACCTTGAGTAGAATATGATGGATTATATGAACTGGTAAATAAATTAGTTCCTATACTTCCACTTCCACTCCATAACCCCGAACCAGAATAGTTTGAGAATCCCCAAGATACTCCATCTGTAGTTTGAGGCATATCTAAAAATTCTCCAGTACCATTATTCCAATCTTGAGCAACAGGATATATTTCTAAAGTGTAATCTGTTGAAATACCTTGAGCGGTTGCTACAAATGATTTTAAATACACATTCCAACTTGAACCACTGATCTTGTTATCTATTATGTCTACAATTTCTTCTGTTGGAAATTGCATTAAAAATCTAGATATGTCTGGGGTTCCTTCTAGAGTTATTGTATTAAAAATTTCACTGATAGCATCTATCCCTGCGTTCATTGAGGGATAATATGAGTATAGGGTAGCGTCCTTGTAAGGAAATATTTTATAAACAGCCATTTTATTATAAATATTATAGAGGTACTACTTTACCTTTAATATCTAAATTAGGATATTTTACTTCAAAAATACTTGGATCTAATGATGGATAAATTACTTGGTTTTGTGTAGCCCCTGGTATGTCGTATGCGTATGCTGAATAACCTGATGTTGTTCCTGCTTTATTTTCTATGGAAATAGTTTTTACAGTTTGAACACCTTTAATTTTGTCTAATAAGATATATAAATCCCTCAACATAATTGGTTGATTTATTTGCCAATTATTTATATTAAAAAATGTTTGAAGAGCTGTTATACATGCTAAAAGTACCTCATTATTATTATATTCAGGTAATACTATGATTTCAAAATTAACTCCAATGTTGATAATAAAAGCATCTCTAATTTCAAGATTATCACCTATCATTCTATTTTGAGATAAGTAAGTTCTTAAATTATTTTTTAAAACAGTAGAGGGATAACCTAATTGACCTTGAGAGTTTAAAGATAAAGTATATAAATTTAAAGTTTCAATTGTTGATACTTGATTATCTGTTAATTTTGGTTGCTCAATATATGCTTTAGAAATTGAACCGAAATCTGAAGGCATACTTAGAGCTCTAATTAAATAGTCATCTGCTGTAACAGCACGTTGTTGAGATGCTACTAAAGCTAAAGTATTTTGTCTAATTTCCTCTATTGTATCTCCTCCTCTACCTCCAGAGGCAGCATCTGGGTTTGTAGCTGCTAATGAAGCAAATATATAATTTGCTGTAGTGGTATTTAAATTTATATTATTAAATTTGGAGTTATTAGTATTTAAATTAGTTAATGTATTTGAGTTAACGTTTGAGGCAACTCCTCCACCTACTAAATATCTTACAGTTAATGTTGTATTTGATGGAGCAATTCCATAAGTACTAGTATATAAGAAATTTGAAGGTGAATAAGCAGATGTTAATTTATCTTTTATAAAAGGTAATCCAATACCTACATTATTTGGGTTTGGAATAATTTCAAACCCAAAT